GAAACATTTTATGCGATGCTTGTGGTAAGAGAAAGGTCGAATTTTACCGCAATGCCAAAATCGCATACGAAGGTCAATCGATACGTCTAAGCGTCTTCCTCTGCGGGGATTGTGTGAAGAGAAAACGTAGGCCCGATTGTACTCGAACGCTCACTCGCGTAGGATTCAGTCTCGCAAAGTACGCCTCAGAAGCGAGGATTCTCGATGTCGGCCCGACGAAAAAAGCAATCGCAGACAACCCTGATTGAGCTCACCGAAGCTGTTCCCTCCAGTGCGGTCCCGCTTCTTGAAGAACTCAAAGAGCGGGCCAAGGGGGAGTACGACATCGCCCACTTCGAACTCTACCGCGACGCACTCGAACATGCCGTCGATGGCTTTCTCAAATCTGGTAACGTCCAGGCCGCAACCCTCATTCTCCTCAAGCTCTACGAGACAAGCTCGAAGCTCTACCTCGACATCCGCTTGAAAGCCCAGAAAACTGGGCAAGACGACCTGCCACCAATTGGTTTCAATCAAGAGCTCTCTGCCCTTCCCGACGAAGAGCTCGAAGAACTCATCAAACAATAGGAGGACCCAATGGTTGACACTCAGGAGCTAACGTTCATTACGAATCGGTTCATCGTGCCGCCGCACCGGAAGCAGGATTGGCTCTTCGTAAGCAAAAGCCAATTCACGAGGGACACCAAGCTCTCCAATGTCCCCGACGATTACCACGTCGATGTCTTCCTCGCCAAAGAGAAGAACGGGGACCGGTACTTCATCTGCGTCCACGTCTTCGATGAGAACAAGAACTTCGTCTGGAGCCACACCTACGAAATCCCCGAGAACGAAGTCATCTACTCGGAAGAGGAAGTAAGAAAAATCGAAGAGAGGAAACGCAAACGTGGACATGGACATTAAGTTCGTGAACGTGGGGACAATGATGGAAATCAGTTTGAGTGAGGCAGAAGTTACAGACGAAGCCCTTGAGGAGCTCAAAGAGCTAGTTTCACGCGAGCTCATTGCCTACGTGGTCGCCAAGGAAATCGAAAGGGGAGGAAGTGCCCCCCGCGAAGTCATCGTCAAGATTGTGCTTCGACAAGGCTCGAACGGAAAGATGTTCCTCGTGGCCCACGTGTACGAGAAAAGCGGCCTTCATGCCTTCTCTGTCGAACATCCTTTGCGGCCCGACCAGTACGAAATGCGACAATGACTGAAACGACAGTCGAAATTCTCTCCGTCCTCTCGATGCTCCTCCTCGCCATCGCCTCCGTGATGGTGGTCTTCATCCTCATCTCAGCCAACGCTCTCCTGAATGCCTTGAAGCTCCTTCCCCCAAGCGTGAGCGCAGGGGTTGTCATCGACGATTCCAAGCCCAAGTTCTACCCCCCGAATCCACCAGTCGAGGAGGACGAAGATGAGTTTGAGTCGAGCTGAGCTGAAGCGACAGGCTCTCATCGAACTCTATCGCCGCGATTTCCTGAGATTTTGTAAGGAACAGCTCAAAATTCGCGGTATCGTTCCTGGGGAACTCCTTCCTTTCAAGCTCGATTCGGGCCAGAAGCGCCTCTACGACATCATGGAGGCGCAACGGAAGGAAAAGGGCTACATCAGGGTCGTAACCCTCAAGGGCCGCCAGTCCGGTTGGTCTACTCTTTCAGAAGCAATTCTCTTCCACAAGGCAAGCCTCTCCCCCAACTACAACACCCTCCTCATTGCTCACGACCAGACGAGTACAGAAAAGATTTTCGAGATTACCCACCTCTTCTGGGAAGAAATGCACCCGCTTATCCGTCCGATGATTCGGTACTCCTCCAAGCGGGAGCTCTTCTTTGCCAATCCGGACCGGAAGAAGTCGATTCTGAACCCAGGTCTCCGCTCCCGCATGGACTTCGAACATGCGGGAAAACTCACTGCCGGTACTGGGTCCACCCGCCAGGCGCTCCACATTTCCGAGCTTGCCAAATTCGACTCGCGCTCGGTTGACCTTCTCTTCTCTTCGCTCCTTCCGACCATTCACCCAGTTCCGGATACCATCGTCATCATGGAATCCACCGCATTCGTCGGTGGAGACCACTTCCGCGAAATGTGCGAGGCCGCACGGAGCAAAAAATCCAACTGGGCCTGGTGCTTTTCCCCCTGGTGGCTTACCGACCGAAACCGCATCCCCCTTAAGCCTGGAGAGGTCATCAAGCCAACGCCAGACGAACGCCGCCTCATGAAACTTGCTGCCCAGGGGCAGCCAGAAGACGACGTGCCACCTCACGAACTTACCCCAGAGCAAATCAAGTGGTACCGTGAACGGCGCCTCGAATTAGGCGACTTGTTCGACCAGGAATATCCGCCGACATTCGAAGAAGCCTGGGTCAACCGCGAACTCAACGTCTTCGAGCGGAACATCCTCGCCGAAATGCGTGAGCAGGTCTACGACCCCATCCGCTACGTGGACATCCAGCCAGGGCCACGGGTGCTCACCGTGAGAAAAGGCGGCAGGCCCTTCTCTGACCAGAACTACATCGCCATCTGGAAAGAACCTGAACGGGGGGCCATTTACGACATCGGGGTGGACGTAGCTGCCGGTCTCGAAGACGGAGACTGGAGCGTGGCAGAAGTCCTTCGCCGCGACACGATGGAACAGGTGGCCGAGGCGCACCTTAAAATCGACCCCATTGACTTTGCCGAACTCTGCTTCTGGCTCGGGAAATACTACAACACCGCCCAAGTGGTCGTCGAAATGAACGGGGTCGGTTACATCACCGGAAACAAACTCGGTCTACTCTGCTACCCCTACATCTACATCTGGCGCCATCGTGAGCGGGCAGCGCCCACACTATCAAGCTATGCTGGATTCAAGACAACCTGGGAGACCAAGAAGCTCCTCGTCGGGAACACCCGACACGCCTTCCTCCACCGAAGGCTTAAAATTCATTCCCGCGTTCTCTGGGACGAAATGTACCAGTACTGCCGCGTTGGCGAAGATGGCTACGGACCTGCTCTTGGTCACGACGACGCCGTGATGGCGCTCATGCTCGCCGTGCAGGGAATTGTTGACGAATCGTGGGGAAAACTGCACGATGGGAGCGACATCAAAGACCACCGTCCGGAAGAAGAGAAGGCCACATGGCAGTACCTGAAAGACTTAGGGCCAGCCAAAAAACTGAGCCCAACGGAGGCAAAAATCATGTCCTGGTTCAGTAGGGAGGGATTATGAAGAAACTCGACAACGCCGCTCGTCAAATCGTCGATTGGATTTCCAAGCGCGACCCGAATTGGAAATCCTGGATTCAGTTTGCGAAAGAAGAAAACCGACTGTCAGACTTCGAGTGGGTCATCGCCATGCTCACCTACATGCTCGACACGGGCCAGTACATGATTCCGCCACGACCGGAGTACCTCGAAGATGGCCCTGCGGTCGGGGACCGAGCGGTGTGCCAAGTGTGTGGAGAAGAGTTGGAAGTCCTCTTCTTGGGTCAAAAGTTCCACACGCGGGACCAATTCTGTTCCGTGCGCGACCTCAAAGATGAACCAGCGGTCATTGGGCCTGGCGAAACCGAAGAGGAAGACAAAGAGGACGAAATTCCCCTTTGGGATGAATAATCATGCCAATCAAGAGCATCTGGGGAGAAACTGAAGACGAAGTTCTCGATGCGCTCGAACGCATCGACCAGGAGACCAACATTTCCCGTCGGGACCTGAAAAACCGATGGGAAAAGGCCCTCAAGTTCTTCCGTCAGGGGCAAACTGGAAGCCAGACAGACATTTTTCGGGTGAATCTCGTCAACATGAACATCCGGCGCGGTGCCGCGATGCTCACCGAGATGAAACCCGAAATCATGGTCACCGCCCGCAAGGAGGGCCTTGGGAAGACCGCCGATATTCTCACCAAGGTCATCCACGCGATTTGGGAAGAGTGCCAGCTCCAGATGGTCTTCGAGGACCTCGTGACCATCGCCAAAATCATGCAGTCGAGCTTCTGCCAAATCGCCTGGAACCCCCAGGAACACTACGGACTCGGGAACATCGAAATCCGCGCCCTCGACCCTCGCGTAGTGGGCGTCGACCCCCACATCAAGCACGCGCGCGACTTGAAGTACGCCCAGTACATCTGGGTGGATACGGTCGTTCCACTTTACGTCGCGAGAACCAACTTTCCCAAGCGAGCTAATGAAATTGAGCCCAGTACGTTCAGCCGTGACGACATCGAAACCGAAGCCCTCAAGGGCCAGGGGCTCAAGCGCGTGCTTAGTCGACTAACTTACGGGGACAAGGGTGGCCAAGGGAGCCAGGCAGTACCCCGCGTGGTCCTCAGGACCTACTGGCTCAAAGACCCCGCAACCGACGAAAACGGCTCGCCGCTTTACCCGAACGGGAGAGTCATCGTCAAAGCTCGCGACC